GAAAAATCCGCGACTCGGTCGACCAGATCCTCACGCGTCGGTTCTGCCTTCTTGGCGGCGCCCCTTGAGACATCAACCCACTCTCCGCTCTCCTCGTCAAGAAACTCGAACTTCACAGGCCCCTGCTCTCCGCCCATGGTCACGTTGAGTTTGAATGGGCCGGGCGGTCCCGTAATCATGCCCGCCAGGGTTCCGTCTGGAAAGGTAATCGGAAATTGATACGCTGGCTTCGGTCGCCAACTAACAAACCCCCGCTCTGCGCATGTCTTGGCGCCGAAGCGCACGTCGCAGCTCTTCATCACGTAATCATCGCTGCGCCCGCACGTCTCACAGCTACGTTTCTCGCTCATCTCGCACCTCCCAGTTCGTATGCCCTCAGTATATCCTCAACGCATACCAGTGTCAAGCTACCAATCCTGGAAGAAGGTCTTCTTGCCGGTCAAATCCTCGAACGCTCCGCTCAGTGCATCGACCTGATCATCATGCGAGCCGCCCGAGTCCGGCGGGAACGCGGTCAACTCATCGAGGAAGTCTTCGACCCACGGGCCTGGCGTCAGCTTGATCTCCCCACGTTCAGCGGCGGCGCTCACCGGACGGGCGCGAACCTCCTTGCTGCCCGAGGGGCGGACGCCTCGGAAGTCGTAGCCTCGTAGGATCTTCGCGAAATGCGCGATCTGAGCTTTGCCAGACTGACCGGGCTCCTGTTCCAAGCGCACCCGGACGGTCGGGCCATCAAGACCCGCCGTCTTCTTCACGAGGTCCTCAACCCCCTTCGGGCTCTTCCGCTCGTGCTGCACGTCCAACACCCAACAGGTCTCGCCGTCGCTCCCGAGAAGCACCCCTGCTGTCCAGTCGGGGTCGGACGATCCGCCTGGTTCAACCTCGGT